CTTAAAGCACTGGGAGTAGACACTGCCGACGATAAATTACTAAAACTTAGCATGTGCATGATTGATGATGTTGCTAAAACTATTAGTGAGTTTATGGATGGTTATAAGGCAATGGACGAAGAAGATAGACCAAAGGTATTGTTTGTGATTGATAGCCTAGGCATGCTTCTTACACCAACCGATGTTAAACAATTTGAAGCTGGTGATCTTAAAGGTGATCTAGGGCGCAAGCCAAAGGCACTAACCGCATTGGTAAGGAACACGGTTAATATGATCGGTGCATATAATGTAGGTATTGTAGCAACCAACCACACCTATGCTAGCCAAGATATGTTTGACCCTGATGATAAAATATCTGGTGGATGTTTAACAGCCGGACATAAAATATCAATGTCTGATAATACATTTAAAAATATTGAGGAAATTGTAAAGGAAGATAGTGTTATCACGCTTAATGGTAATGTTGCAGTTGCCGAAACATTTAAGTTTGATAATAAGGAAGTATTTGAAATAGAATTGGAAACAGGAGAGGTTATACAAGCTACCGCAGAACATAAATTTTTAGTTTCAGTGATAGATAATACATTTATATGGAAAACAGTAGGTGATTTAAAAAAGGATGATTTTATTTTATATGAAATGAACCTTAAAAAAATTAAAATTAAAAATATAAAACCGATAGGATTGCATACCGTGTATGATATTAATGTTCCTGGTGAACATCATTATTTGCTTGAAAATGGTATTATTAGTCATAATTCTGGTTTTATATATGCTAGTTCTATCGTCGTTGCGATGAAGAAGTTAAAGTTAAAGGAAGATTTAGATGGTAATAAAACCACAACAGTACAAGGTATTCGTGCAGCATGCAAGGTGATGAAAACTAGATATGCTAAACCATTCGAGTCAGTCCACGTTAAAATCCCATATGAAACAGGTATGAACCCATATAGTGGGTTAGTTGATTTGGCAGAAAAGCAAGAATTACTTACCAAACGAGGTAATCGTTTAGTCTATATTAATAAAGAAACTGGCGAAGAGCTGTTGCAATTTAGAAAAGCGTGGGAAAAAAACACCGATGGGTGCTTGGATATGATAATGGCGGAGATTAGTATTGGAGTGCTAGATACTGAAATAAATAACCCTAAAGAAATTACAACAGAGGAATAGAATATGAGTTTAGATTTATCATTAGAAATATGGGAAGCATTAAGACCGCACATTGCAGGCGGATTCCAGGAAGCCGCGGATGATTTTGTGACTGTATTAACAGAAAATTTAATAAATGCCGAAGATATATCAGCATCAACTACAGATCGACATATTAAGAAATCATTGTTAGATCATATAGAAGTAGAAGATTATGAAGAAGATGAAGATGCATTTGGATTCACTGATGATTATGAAGAGTAATGTGGTATTCTAAGGTAACACAAGACCTATCTAATATACCGACATTTATTGATTATTATAATAATGAATTAATACAAGCCAAGAAGGAAGTCCGAGTCCACGGTAATGTAGAAATTAATATCAAAGAGTTACCTGGGTTTACCGAGCAACGTTTTTATCAATTACAAGAGATAGAGGCTGTATTAAACTACTTAAATATCGAATTGCGTAAGATTCGACGTAAGCATTTTAAAAAATATCTCGAGAGTTACAATAGAGCATTAAGTAGTAGAGATGCTGAAAAATATGTAGATGGCGAAGATGAGGTAGTTAATTTTGAGCTACTAATTAACGAAGTTGCTTTACTTAGAAATTGTTGGTTAGGCATAATGAAAGGATTCGACTCTAAGAACTTTATGCTTGGTTATATAGTTAAGTTAAGAATAGCTGGCATGGAGGACATAGTTGTTTAGATGTTCCGAGAATTTAACGACGTTGTTATATATGACTTTTGGAATAATGACTTTCAGATAGTAAGAACCGGGCAGTTTGGCAAGCATTTTTTAGAACAGTTACCAGACAAAGATTACTTAAACAGACCTTTTATCTTTAATTGCTTAAATGAGGGGATAGGTCCATTAGATATACAACTAGCTATTAATAGTATTAAGAAAGAAGGAGTTAGTTTAAATATTAGAGTAATATTTAATGCTATAATCGATATAGATGCTTTGCCATACAAAGCATTGTGTTATCCTGAAAATATGGCAAAGCATTTTAACTTTTTACGTCATATAAGTAAACTCGATGTAGATTGGAAAAATATTAAAATACGATACTATTTTATTTCTCTAATAAGGCGAGCATCAGTGGGACGTGTAAAATTTGCCAAAATGTTACTAGATACAGTTAAACGAGAACAATGTATAATGAGCTGTGGAAGTGGATTGGATAGTTATTCTTTAACACAAGAATTAATCAATATGTTTAAACCACATAGATTGCCATTATTAGTGGACGGACCAATTAGCATATCAGCTAAAAACCAACATCACCATACTAATCCTGATTTTTTTGATTGTCTATTTAATTTAGTTGTTGAAACTAGTTCGCAAACAGATAGTGATTCGTGGACTGAAATTTTTATTACTGAAAAAACATTCAAAGCAATTGCATATAGGCAAATACCTGTATGGTTTGCAGTTCCTGGTACTGTCGAAGAGGTTAGAAGATTAGGTTTTGATACATTTGACGATATTATTGATCATAGTTACGACAATATTACTTCTTCTGAAGTCAGGATGTCCAAAATTGTTAGTACCATGAAATATTTTGTTAATAATTACACACTAGAACAGGCGAATAATTTACGGATCAACTTGTGGTCTAGGTTAAATAACAATGTTCTGTTGTTAGATAAATTAAGCAGAGTGCATCACAAAAAGAAACAACAATTATTATTGGAATTAGCTAAATGAACGCAATAACCGGATTTACATCTCAACAGGAAAGTCACAAACACAGCCTAGAGACATTACAAATGTTAGAAGATCATATTGATTTTATGGACAGTATTGATTCAGTGTGTGATATGGGTTGTGGCGAGGGCTTAGACATCGAATGGTGGGCTACAAGGACTATCGACAATGACGATGGCGTTACACCACTAAATATTAAGTGTACTGGCATTGATTTAACAGAAACAATATCAATAGCCGATAAGTACGATAATATTAAATATCAACAGCGAGACTTCGAAGAACTAAGTATAGATCAATACGATGTTATTTGGTCTCATAATAGTTTCCAATATGCGCTCCGCCCGCTAGATACACTAAAATGTTGGAACCGTATGATAACAAACGGTGGAATGTTAGCATTAATTATACCGCAGACAACTAATATACAGTACAATAGACAAGCATTCGAAGTCCCTAATTACCATTATTTTAATTATACTCTTCCTACTCTAATGTATATGTTAGCCGTTAATGGGTTTGATTGTAGTGATGGGTTCTTAGAGAAGAGCATGTCGGATCATTGGATTAAGGCTGTAGTTTATAAGAGTGATATAGAGCCGATGGATCCTAGAACAACTTCGTGGTACACGTTGGCTGAAAAAGGTTTATTACCTAAAACAGCAGTCGATAGTATTACAGCTCATGGGTATCTACGTCAAAGAGATCTTATATTATCTTGGTTAAACGGTAGTGCGACATGGTATGGTAGAGAGTGGATGTAACAGAGGGATATACACTGAACATAGTTATAGTTTCAGGGGGCTTCGACCCTCTTCATAGTGGGCATATAGCATATTTTGAATATGCTAAAAAACTTGGCGATAAATTAATAGTTGCCATTAATAGTGATGATTGGTTAATTCGTAAAAAAAGTCGTTTTTTTATGCCATTGTCTGAGAGAATGGAGATTATACATAGTATTGGTGTTGTGGATGATGTAATAACATTCAATGATGATGATGGTACAGCTAAAGATGCAATTAAGGTGGTAAAATATATGTACCCAGACGACGATATTATCTTTGCTAATGGAGGAGATAGGAACCATGAAAATATCCCAGAAGTAAATCATTACATTAATGACAATCGAGTTACATTTGCGTATGGGATAGGTGGAAATTACAAGAAGAATTCTTCTAGTTGGGTACTAAATGATTGGGCCGCTCCAAAGACGGAACGTATATGGGGATATTATAGAGTTATATATGACCAACCTAGCTACAAAGTTAAACAGTTAGTTGTTGAACCAGGTAAGTCGTTAAGCATGCAAAAACATGAGTACCGTAATGAGCATTGGTTTGTAGTTAATGGTGTTGCAGATGTAGGATTAGAAAACAATACTAAGCAATTACAACCTCATCAGAGTATTGAGCTTCCAGTGGGAACCTGGCATCAATTAAAAAATGCGAGTGATATTAAACCAGTGGAAGTTGTTGAAATTCAGTATGGTGAGAAATGCATAGAAGAAGATATTGATAGAAAAAGCATAAATATGTGTGACAACAATTACAACGGAGATTAATTATGGC